GGGCGATGTGGTCAACCAACAGATCACAGAGCTTTTGGACACCGCAATTGCAGGCACAACGACCCTGAGCACTGATGCAGATGTCACCCTCACCACGACATCTCTTGCAGCAAACCAAGCCCGTCAGGCTGTGCTGCTGTGGACGGCCAACGGCACCGTCACCCGCAATATCACCGCACCAGCGCAAAGCAAAGCGTATGTGGTCATCAACAACTCCGCAGGTACTCAGAGCATCGTCGTGCGTGGGGCTGGCCCCACCACGGGCGTGACAATCATCAAGGGCGAGCGGGCCTTGGTGGCATGGAACGGTTCGGACTTTGTAAAAGTTGGCAGCACCAGCGGCGCAGGCACTTTCACCGATCTGACTGTCACCGGCAACACAACGCTCGGTGATGCCACGACCGACACGGTCACTATCAACGCCACGGTTCAGCCGGGTGTCGTGATCTCTGGCTCTTCCGCATCCGCTGCTTTGCGCGTTACTCAGACCGGCGCAGGCAATGCGCTGCTGGTCGAGGACTCTGCCAACCCGGATGCTAACCCGTTTGTGATTGATCAAAACGGTGTGGTTGTTTCTGGAAATACAGCGCCCATAAGCGCCTTCACTTCCCCTCGCATACAAGCGCAAGTCACCGACGCCACATCGTCCTTTTCCAGCATCAGATTCAGTGCCGATGCGGGTTCCGTGCGAACCGTATATGCAAAAAGCAGGGGCGCTCTTGGCGTCAATACGGCTGTTCTCAGTGGGGACGAGATTGGCAGTTTGGATTTTGCGGCTGCTGATGGCACAAGCTATGTGGCAGCGGCGAGAATTTTTGCTGCTGTTGATGGAACCCCGGGCACAAATGATATGCCGGGAAGATTGATCTTCAGCACAACTGCTGATGGCGCATCAACGGCAACCGAGTGGATGCGTATCGGAAGCACCGGAGCCATTGGTTTTAACTCAAGCATTACCCTTGGCGGTGCCAGCGGTCGTTTTCGGTTTGGCGGAAACATTACTGGAGCAGTTTCTTCTGCTGGCGTTGTGTACACGCCGACAATTCAGTCGGACGTTACAACAACAGGCGCTCTTTTTCAAACAACACCCGCCACGCAAGATGCAGCGTTCACGTTAACCAACCTGCATCATTACGTTGCCGCTCAAGGAACCGTTACAGGCGGGTCGAGAATTGCCCCAACAAATCAGATTGGGTTTTATGCAACCACCAGCCTTACCGGGGCCACAAACAATTATGGCTTCCGCAGTGATATTGCCGCCGCTACAGGTCGCTGGAACTTCTACGCTGCTGGTACCGCCGCAAACTACTTTGCCGGTCAGGTTCAACTTGCCGATGGTTCTGCTGCTGCTCCCGCACTTTCCAACTTTGGGGATGAGAACACGGGCATTTACTTCCCCGCCGCAGACACCATTGCGTTTGTGGAGGGTGGCACGGAAGCCATGCGTATTACCTCAACTGGTGATGTGGGCATAGGAACCAGTACCCCGGCTGTCAAGTTGGATGTTGATGGGGCTTTTTATTGCTCTTCAACAACATACCTTGCGTCAAAAGTTTCAACGGGTGATGCTGCAGTTGAAATCGGAAACGACAGGACTGGTTCTGGCGTTGCTTACATTGACCTGCATTCCGTAGTTGGAACCGACTACGACGGTCGAATCATTCGCGGTTCTGGAGCCAATGGCGCATTCCAGTTCTTGAACACTGGTCTAGGAGATTTCAAACTTCAACAGACTGGCGCAGGCGCAATTACCTTTGACACCAGCAACATTGAGAGGATGCGGATCGACTCCAGCGGCAACGTAGGTGTTGGGACAAGTCTGCCTGCAACCCTTTTCAACATTTACAGCAACTCTGCCGCAGCAAATTTGCGCGTGTCTGGCGACAGCGTCAATACATCAATTGGCGCATTCCGTTACGAAACAAACGCAAACGCATCAACCATAGTCTTTGGCAAGTTCAGGGGGAGTGTTGCGTCTCCAACTGCTGTGGCCTCTGGTGACACTTCAGGCACGCTCATCTACAACGCTTATGGCGGAACAAACTCTCGGGCCATTGCTGGCATCAGCGGCATTGTCGGCACCTACACCTCAGACACCAACATCACGGGGTACTTGAGCTTCCTGACAAACACCGGCAGCACCACCACATCCGAAAAGATGCGGATTGACAGCGCCGGTAACGCACAGGCCTTGGCTGGCGCATTCATGCCGTGGGCACCCGCTCCGGCGTCCATTGCCACCACCGCGACGCTTACCAACGCCGACATTCAGGCGCAGATCATCAACACTACTGGCACAAGCTACACGGTGACGATGCCTTTGGGCACGACTCTGGAGGCTTTGTCCACATGGGCTGCCGCAAACATTGGCTATGACTTCACCGTCATCAATACAGCCTCTGGCACCATCACGATGGCCGTCAACACGGGCGTGACCAGCCTCGGTGGTCTGACGATTGCCACCGGAGTATCCGCGCAATTTCGCATCCGCAGAACTGCGGCAAACACTTTTGTTCTGTACCGCCTGAGTTAAGGAGAATGACATGACGATTGCTTGGACAATTCAAGCCCTTGATTGCAAACCCACTGAGGGCAACCTCACTGATGTGGTCATCACGGCCCACTGGAGATGCACCGGAACGCAAGACATCTACGGTGCCAGCGTGTATGGCACCTGCTCCTTCAGCCAGCCGGGTGACCCGTTCACGCCTTACCCTGATTTGACGCAGGATCAAGTGCTTGGCTGGTGCTGGGCTGCTGGTGTTGACAAGGCCGAAACAGAAGCTCTTGTGCAGCAGCAACTTGACAAACAGATCAACCCGCCTGTGGTGACTCCTGCGTTGCCTTGGGCCGCCTCCAACTGAAAGGAAAAAGATGCCGTCTCCAACAGCAGATACCCCCATCACCCTGACGCTTGGCCTTGTTAACGGCGTGCTGCAGTACCTTGGCACTCGCCCGTATCAAGAAGTCTTTCAGATGGTGCAGGCCATTCAGGAACAGGCTGCGCCGCAAGTGCCAAAAGAACCTGCGGCTCCGACTGAGTAATCATGGCTTGGACAGACGTTCTCAAGGCGGTTATTCCGATTGTCGTCATGTGCCTTGCGTGGCTTTTGGGGCAGGTCAATTCGTTCTCTGAGCGCCTGACCAAGATCGAGGGGCAGATGCCTGCCCTGATCACCAAAGAGGGCGTTCCCACCGACAGCCCCGTCTCTGCTGAGCGCAGGGCAAACCTGAAAGAGCAGTTGATGATCCAGATCAACGATCTTCAGGTCAAGGTCAAGCTGCTTGAAGAGCGGGAGAAGTTTCTCAAAGGAGCCAAATGATGTTTGAGTCGTTGATTGGCGGCCTGTTTGGCGGGGTCCTTCGCCTTGCGCCGGAGTTGTTCAAGCTGTTCGACAAGAAAAACGAACGGGAGCATGAGCTGCGAATGATTGAAGCCGAGATGGAGTTTGCCAAGATCAGAGGCGAGATTGCCATGCGGCAAACAGAGGCGCAGATGACGATGGCCGAGATGGATGCCATGGCACAAGCGTTCAAAGAGCAGTCCGAGACAGCCAAGAACGCGGGCTGGTTTGTATCCGCGCTCTCCGCACTTGTGCGCCCGATGGTGACCTACTCGTTCCTTGCCTTGTACGCTGCGGTCAAGGTTGCGGCTTTTTTGATTGCGATTGAGCAAAACGGAAACTGGAAGGAAGTGTTGGTCACAATGTGGGGCGCGGACGATCTGGCCGTGTTCAACATGATCATCTCCTTCTGGTTTGTTGGGCGGGTGTATGAGCGGTCCCGTAACTGAGGCCGTTGAGATTGCCGCCAACTTGTGCCGCCCTTTTGAGGGGCTGCGCCTGAAGCCGTACATTTGTCCGGCAGGATACCCCACGATTGGCTACGGGACTGTTTTCAAGCCGGATGGTACGAAAGTAACGATGGAACATCCGGAGATCACCAAGGAGACCGCAGATCAATGGCTGCTGTCTGAGCTCCAGCACAACTACTTGGCCGGAGTTTTAAAGGCTTCCCCCGGGCTGCTTGCGTTTCCCAAAGTGCTTGGTGCCATGACCGACTTTGCCTACAATTTGGGCGTTGCCAGATACCGTGGGAGCACCCTGCGGCGTAAGGTTGATGCAAAGGACTGGGACGGAGCGCAAGAGCAACTGATGCTCTGGACTCGCGGAGGCGGGAAGGTGCTGCCCGGACTGGTCAAGCGGCGACAAGCCGAGTGTCTTCTTTTGGATTGATACCATGCCGCTACAAAAGATTGTTTTCAAACCCGGAGTGAACCGGGAAAACACGCGCTACACCACCGAGGGCGGCTGGTATGAAAGTAACAACGTCCGTTTCCGGCAAGGCAATCCGGAAAGGATTGGCGGCTGGACACGCCTGAGCTCCAACACGTTTCTTGGGGTGTGCAGATCGTTGTGGAACTGGGTCACACTGGGCGGCTCCAATCTCATCGGTGTTGGCACCAACCTGAAGTTTTATATCTGCCGTGGCGGCGCGTACTACGACATCACCCCACTGGAGACCGGTGCACCGGTAGTCTTGAACGGGCCGTTTGCGGCTGTGACAATTGCGCCTTTCAGCTCCACCATCACCGTGACCGATGCATCTCACGGTCGGGTCACAGGCGACTTTGTGACTTTTGGTGGCGTGGCTGTTGGGGGCTTGGGCGGCAACATCACGGAGGCTGTGCTGGAGCAGGAGTACCAGATCACGGTGGTGAACAACAACACCTACACCTTCACGGCCAAAGACCCGGCAACGGGCCTGCCTGTCACATCCAACGCCTCGGATACAGGCACAGGCGGCGCAACGGTTCAGGCGTATTACCAGATCAATGTGGGTCCGGCTTTTCAAGTGCCGCTTGTTGGCTGGGGCGGCGGTTCGTGGGGCTCAGGGCCTTGGGGTATTGGTGCAAGCCAGCCGTCTTCTCTTAGGATTTGGAACCAGTACAACTACGGCGAAGACCTGCTCTACGGCCCTCGCGGTGGCGGCTTGTACTACTGGGACTCCTCGGCAGGCGTGGGCACGCGTGGCGTAAATCTCACCACTTTGGGAGATGCGGACACTCCGGTTGTTCAAAACAAGGTCATGGTGTCAAAAAATTTCGTGATTGTGTTTGGTACTAATGACTACGGTAGCACCGACCTTGACCCTATGCTTATTCGTTGGTCGAATCAGGAAGATTACTCAGTTTGGGCAATCACAATTGGTGGAGAGGCGGGTTTTCTTCGTCTTTCACACGGTTCAGAAATCATCACAGCCGTCGAAACTCGGCAGGAAATTGCGGTGTTTACGGACTCCGCCGTGTACTCGTTTCAGTATCTTGGCAGTGAAGGTTTTGAGTGGGGTGCTCAACTGCTGAGCGAAAACATTTCAATTATGGGGCCTAATGCCGCAATCCTTGCATCAGGCGTGGTCTACTGGATGGGGGTGGACAAGTTCTACGCTTACGACGGGCGTGTGCAGACGCTCAACTGTGATCTGCGGCGGTTTGTGTTTGGTGACTTTAATATGGAACAGGCGCAGCAAGTTTATTGCGGCACCAACGAGGGCTTCAATGAGGTCTGGTGGTTCTACTGCTCCGCAGGCAGCACTGACAGCAACCGGTACGTGATCTACAACTATATTGAAAACGCATGGTCATACGGAGTCATGGGTCGCACGGCGTGGCTGGACTCCGGCCTGCTGGACTACCCGATTGCCGCCACGTACATCAACAACCTTGTTGAACATGAAAACGGAATTGACGACAATTCAACAGGTACTCCCGCCCCTGTTGAAGCATTTATTTCATCGTCTGAGTTTGATATTGGCGATGGTCACAACTTTGGCTTTGTCTGGCGCATTCTTCCCGATTTGACGTTTGGCAACTCGACCACTGATGCCACGGGTCAGCAGCCCAGCGTCACCATGACGCTGTACGGGCTGTACAACTCTGGCAGCGGTTCGGTTGACAACGCAGGGCAAGCCGTCGTAAAAAGCGTCAGCTACAACATCACCGAGCAGTTCACCGGGCAAATTTACACCCGTGTGCGCGGGAGGCAGATGATCTTCAAGATCGAGTCCACCCAGCTTGGAACAACGTGGCAGCTTGGTGCACCCCGTATCGACATCCGTCAGGACGGCAGGCGATGAGTCTTATTGTCACAACCAACGTCAATCTCAACAGGGTCGCAGCGCCAAACCTGCCTTTGGCCCCAACGCAATACAGCTCGCGGTATCAGGAGCAGTTCAACAACGTCCTGCGCCTGTACTTCAACCAACTAAACAACATCTTGGGGCAGCTTGTGGCAAACATCGACACCCTTCCAGTCTCCATCGGCGGCACCAACGTCGATGCTTTTGGGCGGCTGCGGGTCAGCCAACCCTACACCCTGTTTGACAGCCAAAACCGTTACGCCGCCGACAATCAGTTTGACGTATCAACCACCGGCACAGGGACAACCACGTTCCTGCCCAACGAAGCAGCAGTGAAAATGGAGGTTACGGGGGCAGGTGTGGGCTCGGTGTTGCGCCAATCCTACCGGTCGTTCCCCTATCAACCCGGCAAGGGCCTGCTGGTACTGGCTACGTTTGTCATGGACAGCAGTCAAAGCCTGAATTTGACGCAACGAGTGGGGTACTACAACGATCAAAACGGTGTGTTTTTTCAGCGGATTGACGGCACGTACTCGTTTGTTTTGCGCTCATATGTCACAGGTTCCGTGTCAGATGCACGGACAGTAACCCAAGCAAACTGGAACGGCGATAAGCTGGACGGAACGGGCGCTTCTGGTTTGACGCTCGACCCCAGCAAAGCGCAAATTCTGTGGATGGACTTTGAATGGCTGGGCGTGGGGTCTGTTCGCTGCGGCTTCATCATTAACGGCGAATACATCGTCTGCCACACATTCAATAACGCCAATGATATTGCAAATGTCTATATGACAACTGCAATTTTGCCCGTAAGGTATGAAATTGTCACTACAACTTCGGCAGTTGCAGCCTCAATGAAAGCAATCTGCTGTTCGGTTATTTCTGAAGGCGGGTTTGAGCAAACGTCTGTGGACCATGTGGCGCGACGCACAACTATTTTGGGAACAATTGGTTCAACTTTTCTTCCGCTTGTGTCTATCCGCCTTGCTTCCGGGCGCACTGGAGCGGTGGTACTGCCCAACCGCGTGCAGGTTCTGCCGACAACCAGCCAAAACTACGAAGTGGCGTTGGTCAAAAATCCCACGCTGACTGGCGCTTCATGGACCGCCGTCCCAACAGACGCCAATGTCGAGTACGACGTATCGGCCACAGCAACGACCGGAGGGTCTATTGTTCAGACCGACTACGTTACCGCGTCTGGTTCAGGCGGAGTACAAAACACCAGTGAGCCAACCGGGTACAACTGGGATTTGCAACTGGGCGCGTCTATTGCAGGCGTCAGTGATATTTACACCATTGCAATCCGAACCGTATCCGGAGCCACCACCGGCGATGCCGTGGCGTCTTTGTCGTTTTACGACCTGACGCAATAAATTTGAGCAAAAACACCCCCCGTGATACCATCCACCCAACCTTATTCTGAGAGGCGAAAATGAGCCTTTACGCCCTTGCCGATCACATGGCCTCCAAAGGCCGAAACGGCGACTCCATGCTGGTGCACATGACCCCGGGCGAAGTTGCCGGTTTGCACGCGCTTGCGCTGGCCAACGGCGGCCAGCTCACCATCAACCCAGAGACAGGGCTGCCGGAAGCAAACTTTCTAAAGAAAATGCTGCCCATGCTTGTGGGTGCCGCGCTTAACTTTTTTGCTCCCGGTGTTGGAACCGCAATCGGCAGCGCTCTGGGCACAAGCGCTGCAGTGGGCACTGGTCTTGCTGTAGGCGGTCTTGAAGCCTTGCGTACAGGCAGTTTGTCTCGCGGGCTTTCGGCGGGTTTGGGCGCTTATGGCGGGGCTTCGTTGGGGTCTGCCCTGTCTTCTGCTGGCGCAGCCAATCTTGCGAGTTCTGGTGCGCCTCTGGCCGAAAACATCGCAGGCGCTGCGGTTCCACCTGTTGAACTGGTGAACCCATCGAACTTTGCGCCAATGTCCGTGACGGATAAAGTGGGTGCAGGGATTTCTGGCCTGACAACGGAGTCGGGCCGAAATGCGTTTATGCAAGGCATTGGCGGGGGCAAAGGAATGCTTCAAACGGGCTACGCCCTTGCCGCACCTATTGTGGCGGATGAAGCCGTGCAGACAACCACAAAAATGCCCAGCAGCCAAGGCTACTTACGCCCGTATGATTTTGATCCGTATACGCAAGGACTGACCGCGCTTACACCAGTCAGCTACGCAGATGCATACGGTCCCCCTCCGGGCGGTAAGTCTGGCGGCTTGGCCGCTGCGCTGGCAAACGGCGGTGCTGTGTCTTTTGCAGATGGCGGTTCTTCGTTTGTCACAGGCTCTCAAGGGGCCTACGGCGGTTTTTCCACAAAAGAAGAGTACGACCGTGCTGTTGCTCAAAACGCAGCAGAAAAAGCCAAAGAACGCCAAGCCCTTCTGGACTACCAAGTGACAGGCAAATCGGGCTACGGTGATTTTTACAACCAAGCTTTGAAAGACCCATCCTTGCTTGCAAAGCTCCACAATGAGAGCGACGAAGACGCTCTGCTGCGTTTGAAGTACAACGTGCGCGAAGCCGAAGAGCGTCTTGTCCGCAGGGAAAGAGACGCAGCAAACGCCCAGTTGTCTGCCGTGCAGCAGCCCTCGGTTCAGCCGCCCGTAGTGCAACCTCCCGTCGTACAGCCACCGGTACAACCTCCCGTCGTACAGCCACCTGTGCAGCCACCTGTGCAACCTCCCGTGCAGCCGCCCGTAGTGCAGCCACCTGTGCAACCTCCCGTGCAGCCGCCCGTAGTGCAGCCCCCACCGCCAACTACGGTTGTTTCGCAGCCCCCACCACCGCCTCCCCCTTACGTGCCGCCAAAGCCGTTTGATTGGGAAAAAACTCCGATTGACCGGTTGCCTGTGATTCCGCAGAAAAAGCCCGAAGAGGCCATGTCCGGCGACTCGCTGGCCGCGTTCAACGCGTTGATGGGCAAGGGCAGCACGGCAACAAAGCAGTGGGACAAAGCGCCCATGAGGCCCTACCTGCCACAGACCGGAAACGAGTACTTCATTCAGCGCGGTGACAAAGTCACCTCGACCGGCAGCGCTACAAATGCAACGCCATCAACAACTTCTTTGAGCACCTTGAGCACTCCGGCGTACACGGACTACGGCAACAAGCCTGCTGACGTGCTTGCAGGTCCGGGCATGGAGTGGTACTGGTCCGGTACGAAATGGGACAAACGTCCGGCTTATGAAAACGCAGCCGCTGGCGGCGGTTTGATGTCTGGCTACGCTGCCGGTGGTTTTGCGCTGGGCGGTCTGGGCTCCCTTGGCGGCTACTCCGATGGGGGCAGGCTGCTGCGCGGTCCGGGCGATGGGGTGTCGGACAGCATCCCGGCAACAATTGCGGATCGCCGTCCTGCGCGTCTGGCTGATGGCGAGTTTGTGGTTCCGGCCCGGATCGTTTCTGAGCTTGGCAACGGCTCCACAGAGGCCGGTGCACGCAAGCTCTACGCCATGATGGACCGTGTGCAAAAAACACGTGGTAAGACAACTGGTAAGGGGCGGGTGGCTGTGAACTCCCGTGCAGACAAACATCTCCCAGCTTGAGGGGCACAAAATGGCAGAACCGCAAATTCAAGAAATTCGTCAATCTCAAACCACCATTCCTGAGTACGCTCGGCACTATGTAGAAGACTTGCTTGGGATTGGTGCGGGCACCATTTACAACTACAAGATGAAAGATGGCAAGCCTGTTCTTGACTCGCAGGGCATGCCTGTTATTGAAGGCTTTAAGCCGTTCATGCAGTACACCGGGGATCGGTTTGCGCAATTCACCCCTCTTCAACAGCAGGCTTTTGAAGCGGCAGGGCAACTGCGCGTGCCGGGCCAAATGTACGACGCTTCGCAAATTGCCAAATTGGCTGCCGAGCGTGCGGGCAATATCCAGTACACACCCTACGATTACAAAGCGGCGCAAGTTAACGTAGACCCACGCCAGTTCAATATGCAGGGGATGACCAGCGCGCAGTCTGCGTACACCCCAAAACTGGAAGCGTATCAAATGGACCCGGCGCAAGCCGTTGCAGCGCGTGAGTACACAGCGCCGTCAATGCGCACTGCGCAAACGAGCTACAACCCGCAGTTGCAGCAGTATCAGATGGGTCCTGCAAAAGAAGTGCAGACCCAACGGTTCACTGCCCCCGGTGTTGCGGAAAGCTATATGTCGCCGTATGTCCAAAATGTAATGGACATTGAAAAGCGTGAAGCACAGCGGCAGGCTGATATTGCAGCAAAGAGATTGAGGTCAGCGGCAACAAAAGCGGGCGCTTTTGGTGGAGGGCGGCACGCAATCGAGTCGGCAGAATTGCAGCGCAATCTGGCAACCCAGATGGGCGACATCCAGTCTCGGGGGCTTCAAGCTGCATACGACCGCGCAGGACAGCTCTACACAACGGATGTTGGCCGTGAACTTGAAGCTGCCAAAGCCAATCAAATGGCGGGTATGAACGTGGGGCAGCAAAACCTGCAAGCCTTGCTCTCAACGCAGCAACTTGGTACGCAAACAGGTTTGCAGGCGGCTTTGGCCAACCTCAGTTCCGAGCAGCAAGCCAATGTGCAAAACCTTGCAGCGCAGTTGCAAACACAAGGGCTTAACGCCGACCAAGCCATCCGCGCTGCGCTGGCCAATCAGCAAGCCAACCTGACTGTGGGCCAGCAAAATCTGGCCTCTAAATTGGGTACGCAGCAAACGAGTGCGCAGTACGGCACGCAGATGGCGCTGGCCAACTTGAATAACGAGCAGCAGGCTCGCATTCAGAATATGGCAACACAGCTGCAACTCACAGGTATGAGCTCGGATCAGGCACTGCGCGCAGCGTTGGCAAACCAGCAGGCGTACCAGAATGCAGCAAACCTGTCTGAACAGTCGCGTCAATATGGTGCAGGGCTTGGGCTTCAAGGACTGCAAGCGGCCATGCAAGGTGCTGGTCAACTCGGGAATCTTGGTCAAAACATCTACGGCCAGTACACAGGCAACATCAATCTGCAAAATCAGCTTGGCAACCAACAGCAAAACCAAGTGCAGAACATGCTGAACGCCAACTATCAAGACTTTTTGAATGCGCAAAATCACCCGTACAAGCAACTGGGCTTTATGTCCGATTTGCTTCGCGGCACTCAAGGTCTTGGGCAGACCAGCATGTATTCGTATCAGGCTCCGCCCAGCGCTACAAACCAGCTTCTTGGTATGGCGGGGACCGCTGCAACGCTGGGTAGGATGGGCGGTTACTTCAAAGAAGGCGGCACGGTAGGCGCGGGTCTGGCCGATCTGGCAATCTCACAGATGGCGTAAGGAAACACCATGGCAGGAATAAACGTCAACCAGATCACGTCCATGCTGGCCAAGCTGCCAGATCAGGCGTTGCAGCAGTACGCCACGATGCATAAAGACAACCCGTACATTGTCTCGTTGGCAATGGCGGAGTCCAGTCGTCGCAAGGACATGCGCGCTTCAGGTCAGATGCAAGGCGCAGGACAACCGCAACCCAAAGTCGTCGACGCTGCGCTTGCGCAGATGGTGCTGCCGGAGGACCAAGGCATTGGCGCGTTGCCTGCCCCCAACATGCAGATGATGGCCGATGGCGGTATTGCCGGGTACGACGAGAGCCAAGAGCCTGTCGAGATGATGGCTGGCGGCGGGATGGTCGAGCGGTATAACGGAACGCAGGGCTCGCTGGTCGGTGAGGTACAACGCATTTTGCAAAAGCCACCACTTCAACGAACTTCGCAAGAAAACGCGTTGTTGCAACAAGCAGGGATAGCTTTGCAAAGCCGTACTTTGGGGGATGACAGCGGTGTGGCCGAAGCAAATACATTTTTTCAAAACTTAGGCCCCCGCGTTCGTAGCTACTTTACCGCGGGGGCCAGCCAGCTTTCGGACGAAGAACTGGCAGCCAAACCTAATGTTGGCGGCGTCATGAACGAGCGCATATTGCGCAATATGGGGATTGAACCCGCAGCAGTCTCGGCTGCTGCTCCGGCCACTGCAAAAAAAGCAACGCCCGCCTCTAGCCCCGATGACATCAGCGGCATGGATCGACGCCTTTTGTCGGGAAGAGCAGCCCCTGCCCCTGCCCCTGCCCCTGCCCCTGCCCCTGCCCCTGCCTCGCGTGCTCCTGCTGCGGGCGCTCCTGCTGCGGGTCTGTTTAGCTTGGCCGCGTTGCAAAAACAGCAAGACGAAGCCATGGCTCCGCTTCGCTACGAAGCCGGGGCTTTGAAAAACCAAGCCGTTGGCTTGGCCTCCGAGCTTGAAAGCGGAGCTGCCGCGCGGTTGGCAGCACGCAAGAAAGAAATTGAGGACGAAGGCGACGTGTACGCCGAACGTACCAAGCGCCTTGAAGCCCGAGGCGCGGACATCACCAAGCAAAAAGACGCCAACACCAACATGGCACTGCTTGAGACTTTCCTGACGATTGCTGGAACCCGTGGCTCTCTTGGCGAAGCCATTGGTGCTGGAGGCCGCGCAGGCCTGCGCTCTTATGGTGCGGGGTTGGATAAGCTGCGAGCAGCGCAAGAACGGTTGGATGAAGCCAGAGAGCGCACTGAAGAGCTGCGGCTCAACCGCAAAGACCTGAACAAGCGTGAGATCAGAGAACTTGAACGCGAACGCGACAACGCCGCGCTCAAAGGCAAAGAGCTCATCTACGGCGCATCCAAAGATATGTACGGCTTCAACCGCCAAGACACCACCAACCTTCTCAACCGTGCCTTTGAAGGGCAAAAGACGGTCTACGAACAAACGCAAGCCACAGCACGGGCAAACATGCCGTCTGGCGAGATGCGCACCGCCTTGCTGCTGGGCACCGGTAAAACCGATGCCGAGCGTTTTGAAAGCGGCTTGACGAGGTACAAAGAACTCATGGGCGACAAACAAGGAACCCAGCTGCTCAAGATGTTCTTGGAAGAAAACGGACGCCGTGAAAAGAACATGGAGCCACCGCTTACGCTTGATCAGTTTAAGCGACAGGCTGCCGCTTTCTTTGCGCCTCCGGCAGCAATTGACACCAGTAAAGCAGATCGCCCATAATCTGTGCACCCCACCGAACACGGCGACGGTGGGGATGTTTTAGCCGACACAATTTGAGCACACCATGGCAAAAGCACTCCCCCTACCAGACGGCACAACTGTAGCAATCCGTGAGGGGGAAACCCCAGCGCAAACATGGGAACGTGCGCAACGCATGTACCCGGAAGCCTTCGGTATTACCGAAGAAAAACGAGGCCCTAAGCAAGACACCACGGGGTTCAAAGCCGCTGCTGCCGCAGGGTTTGAGCGTTTGGGGGGCGAGTTCGAGCTGCTAAAGGGCAAGGTCGGGCTCAAGGACACCGCCGAAGCGCAGCGCGAATACGAAGCTGCCCAACGCCGCGCTCAAGAACGCTTTACCCCTACAGAAAAAGGCTGGACAGAAGACCCTTTTTTGAAGTTCCGGGAGACCCTTGGCGGCTCTGTCCCTTACATGCTGGCTCCTGCTGGAGCAGGTCTGGCTGCTTTGGCCGCTCCAGTATCGGTGCCGGTCGCTGCGGGTTTGGGTCTGGTGGGCGCTGGCGCTGTGTCGGCAGGACAGTTCACGGGGTCTAACCTTGCGCGGCAGCTCGATACCGGCAAAACTCTGGAAGAAGCCAGCGGCGCAGCCGCCTTTGGCGCAGCAATTCCACAAGCCCTGATCGACACCGCTGCCATGGCGTTGTTGCCCGGTGTGGGCAAGCTGTTTGGCTCCGTAGGGTCCAAACTCACAACCGAGCAGGCAAAAGCAATTGCCTCCCAAACACTGGGCCGAACCGTTGCTGATTATGCGGCAAAAACGGGCGCGGCAATGACCCGAGAGGGTCTTACAGAAGCCACGCAGCAGTCGCTTGAGCGTCTGCAGGCAGGCCTCAACATTGCCGACCCCGAGGCCCGCAAAGAGTACATCGAGAGCTTCATCGGCGGCGCAGTACTTGGCGGTGCCCTTGCCCCTGTGGGCCGTGCATTTGAGCGCGGCAGTGCCAAGTCACAAGCCGCCAAGGCCGAACGTCAAGAACGAGCACAACAGGTTGCAGCAGAACAAGCCGCAGCAGAACAAGCCGCAGCCGAAGA